GGCCGACTAAGAGCACGGTATGAGTTGGCCTGTGAAGAGCTACAAGCTGGTCTGTCAGAGCCCATAGATGCCAGAGTTTCAATGTTTATTAAGGCAGAAAAATGGGATAGGCAAACATTTATGAGCAAACCACCTCGGGCTATACAGCATAGATCTTACAAATATGCTGCTGAGCTTGGTATGTATTTAAAGCCTATTGAAAATCATCTCTACTCTATTTGTGATCCTAAGGCTAGACACCTTCCCCCTGGTAGGTGTATTGGTAAGGGTCTCAATGCTAATGAGCGTGCGGCGCTATTTGAGCTGAAAGTTAAGCGCATTCCGGGGTGTGTCGTGTTTGGTATTGATGCAAGTAAGTTTGATGCACACTGCCATGCTGTCACACTGATGCAAGAGCAGATGATTTATTTGGCCTCCAATGGTGATAGGAGGTTCAAACAGTTGTTAGACTGGCAAATCACCAATCGTGGCAAGTCAGTGCATGGCTGTCTATATACCTGTCAAGGTAGGCGAATGTCTGGTGACATGAATACCGCTTGCGGTAATTGTGTCATCATGGTCTGTCTCGTGACTGCTTTTCTAAAGCAGTTTCCTGTTTCTGAATGGGACATCCTAGATGATGGTGATGACTGCCTTGTATTTTGCTCGCCACGTGTTTCTATAGCTTTTCAGGCCAACTTTACCCAGTTTGCCCGAGATTGTGGTTACACCATAGTTGTACCGCCTCCCTTCCCAAGACCAGATGATGTACTTTGGTGCCAGACAAAGTTGTTGCGTGTGGACGGTGTTCCTAAATTCATTCGTGATTGGAGGAAAATTGTCTATCATGCGTTTACTAGTCATAGGCACTATGATCATCCTAGGGGAGGTTTGAGAATAATGAAGGCGGTTGTTCAATGTGAGTGGGCTCTATGTCATGGAGTGCCCATTGTACATAAGTGGTGTGAATCTTGGATGGATAAACTTTCGGGAGTTAAACCAGCTAGATTAGATGGACGTGATCCGATCATGATGCGCTCACGACGTGAGCCAAAATTTAGAAGCACTTTCGTATCAGCTGAAACGAGACTCGATTTTGAGCGTAGTTTCGGGGTTGATGTGTCAACACAACTCCTGATTGAAGCACAGTTGTCCAGGCAAATTGTT